GGCTGGCGAAAGACAAGATATCCGGCGCGCTGTTCTGTAACGAAGAAGGAAAAGCGTTCAGGTATGACTATTTCCGCGACGAGGTTTTCTATCCCACATTAAAGGCAATCGGCATTGACAATCCAATCGAAAACAAGCGGCACAAGTATTCCCCCCATACATGCCGTCATACGTTCGCGACGCTGATGAAAAACATTCAGGCATCGGACAAGGACAAACTCGAGCTGATCGGTCACGCAAGCCCCGAAATGCTGCGGTATTATCAGGATGTCAACCTCACCGACCTTCGAAAAATCACCGATGCGATATAATTTTTCTGTTACCCCCTCGTTACCCCCATCGAACGATTCCCCGTTGATATTCCGTCGTTTTTCGGTGACTGGGGGTCAAGAGGCCGTGAGTTCAAGTCTCGCCACTCGGACCAAGAAAAACCTCGAAACCGTTGCGGTTCCGAGGTTTTTTCATATTTAGACTATTCTGGCAAATTCTCGATTATGCCCAATATTTCTATCCTGTTACCCCCGCAGTTACCCTCGCATAAAAGGCCTCTACCCATTGCGGGCAGAGGCCTTTTTGGCTAATAGTGCATCATTTTTTGGGCTCGCTCATCCCTCTCGAAACATCCCTTGCATCGTCCGAACCTCGGCAGCTCTCTCGATCTGCTTCCTGTGCAGATAGTCATAGAGACACTTCATGCCCTCGGGCGGCTCGCCCTTCTCCTGCTTATACTTCTGGATGACGCCGGCGACCTCAGCGTGTAGCATCGTCATGTGATGCATCTCTTCACCGGAAAGCTCGTAAAAAGTTTTCGCAAGAGCAGGACATTCGTCCTTGTACTCGAGGGCGCATTTCGCGTACTTCATCGCGTCCTCGATTTCCTCGTCGACCATCGCCGACAGTTTTTCAATGAGTTTCATTTTCTTCCTCGCTTTCTGCGGTCGGCTTCGGCATTGCTTTTTTGATCTCCGCCAGTGCCGCGTCGCCGATCTGATTGCCGATGCTGCGCCCTGTGGGCGTGGCCACCATCGCGCCAAGCAGCATCCCGATCAAGAGCTGCACCATCGCGCACCTCTCAGATCCGCTGCACGCGCAGCGCCACATTATTGACCGTAGCAGCGGCACCGGCGAGTACCAGCGTCAGAGCGGACCCTTCCGCGCAGCAGACCTGACGCACAAGCGCCGGAATGCTGAGATCGACCGTGCCGTTGGCGGCGGCAGTCGCCGAGGCGGTCGCGCCGGGGACGGCGACGCCGTCCTTGTAGAGTGTAACGGTGACGGTTCCGGCAGCGGCAGGCGTGACGGTGACCGAGGCGTCGACATCGTAGTAGCCAGCGCCGGTGATGTTGACAGCGTTGCCGTTGAGGGCCACGTCGCAGCCGTAGCGGCGGATAAGGCTGCCAAGAGGAATGACGCCGTCGACCGCGACAGCGGTAGGCGTCTGCATGGCAGCGTAAAGAGCAGATTTACAAGACATTTTTATTCTCCTTCCATAAAAAATAGGCGGGGCTATTGCCCCGCCTGTTACCCGGCCATAGGGGCCTGCCATGTCCCCCGAGCGGGGAATATGGTCTTAAAGGTTGACGTTGCCGTTGCAGCCGCAAGACGCGGGGATGATCTGGCCTGCGCAGGTCGAAGCCACGCCGTACAGTGCGGGCTTGGTCAGCATGCGGCCCTCGATCGCATCCAGACGGCGGTTGAAACCGCAGCAGCAATCGGAGATCTTCGCCGCCAGGGCGTCTGTCTGCTCCTTGGTGAAGATGCCGTTCTTGAGGTTCTGGTTCTCCATCTTGAGGTCGAAGATGGTCTCCTGCAGGCGCTGCTCGTAGATGCGGCTGGCCTGACTGGTGATCGCCTCAGTGCTGGCGTTGATTGCCATGCGCGTGTCGTTGCTCTGCTGCTCGATGAGATACTGCGTGCGGGACGTGTCGATGATCCCCTGCTTTTCGACCTCGCAGTTGCTCACGCGGTTGCAGCCGGTGTCATTGACGGGATACGGCATATTGCCGCGTCCAAAGCCAAAGCCGTTGCCAAAGCCGCCAAACAGCGCCGCGATGACGATGATGATAAACAGTACCGCGAGCCAGCTCATGCCGGTGCTCTGATCGTTGTTCATGGTGCATTCTCCTTTCCTCAAAAATTATTCCAACAGCTATTTCAGCCGGGGGAATTTGGTTGAGTGCCCCGCTTTGCCCTTTTGCGGGGCCTGTGAACCGTTTTGTGTGCCGCCGAGTATTTTATTGGCGTCAGAGCGCAAAGCCTCTGGGGTCGTGCCGAGAAGCCCGCACAGGGCCTTCGCCTGCATTGTGCGCCCGTAGCGCGAATATAGGCTGTCGGCGATACCAGGATCAATGCCGAGCCTGCGCGCCGTGCTCTGCACGCCCTCCAGCGTGTCAACCGTCCCGCTGATCGCCTGCTCCGCTTTCTCCGCCGCGCCTTGCAGGTCGGCGCTGGGAAACATTCTCGCCGCTGCCGCTAAGAGTTGCTTGAGGTCCATTTTCCTTCAGCTCCTTTACCTGATCGGTCAGATTTTTGATGACCGCAGCCATGTCGCTCATAGCCGACTGCATTTCGCCCATTAGCTCCTCCTGCGTCTTGGGCGGAGTGATGACGCCCAGCTCAACAAGCTTGTCGTAATACTCCTGCGTGGTGGCTTCCAGCTCGGCGTATGCCGAAGAGGTCTTGCCGATGAGCTGCTGGCGGTTGCCGAAATAGTCGGTCTGGAAAATATCACCGTTGTCGATAACACACATCATGCAGTTTCCGCCGCTGTATCCGGCAATTGCAAACTGGTCCATGCGCGCACCTCCTTTTGTTGTCTCAATGATAACGAAAAAGAGGCCCCGCAAAGAGCCTGAAAAAGGTCTTTGTAGGGTCTCTTCTTTATGTGTTTTTGATGCCGTCCGCGATTTTGCTGTATGCCCGGCGTCGCCGCGTCTTCACGTACTCCGGTGAGACGTGCAGTGTCTCCGCGACTTCGACGCGGCTCTTCCCGCGCACATCGCATTCAATAAGGCAGTACGCTTCGTCCTGCGGCAGCTCAAACGATAAGATATACGCCACAGCCCGCTTGGGGGCCATAGAAGATAATTGCGCGCGGATTGACCTGTGCTGACTGTCCATGCCCGTGTAGGGCTTGCAGAGCGCTTTCGCGTGGCTTTCGCCGCCCGCTCCTTCCTTACTTTTTCGACCGCTCCAACTCCGGGTTACTTCATCGCCGCGAGCTTTCGGATCAGGTCGCCGCCGTATTTGTAAGCGGCGAGGTAGTCCATCGTCGCATCCGCCAGACCGGAGCGCTTTTTGAGCATTTCGCGGTAGTCCGGCTCCGCAAGCCTGCTCTTGAACTCCTTTTCCCACTTGCCCGCGTTTTCCTTGCCCGACCAGTAGGCGGGGCACAGCTTGCCCGTCACGTCGAAGTGGCGGATGACGTTGCTCGCGGGGATGTTGTACTTCTTCATCAGAGCTTTCGTCAGCTCAAGTGCCTGCGCGACGGTCTTCGCGCCCGGCGCGTATACGCCGTTCTTCTTCTCATCGCACAGCTCAATGCTGATGCTGTTTGCGTTCAGGCAGCGGCCGTGCAGCGTCCCGCCGCCGGTCTGCGCGCAACTCGGGTACTTCTTCCCGCCGACCGCCCACGCGATGCGCAGGTCGTCCACGCTCTGGATGACCTCTTTCTCGTCCACGAAGTAGTGCGCGCTCGTCTTCACCACGTTCGATGCGTAGTATTTGGCGTTGTTCAGCGCCGTGTCGCCGTCGTTTCCGGTGTAGTGGATGACGATGTAGCGAATGCCGCTCGCCGCGCGCGTGCCGCCGACGTTCCCCGCGTTCGCGGGATATTTGCGGATATTCATGCGTTTATTCTCCCTTCGCGCTGCCCGCGGCGTTCTGTGTGCCGAAGTAGAACGCGATGACCATGAGGTACACGGTGTTGAATTCCTGCGTCACCTTCGACTGTACTGTCAGCGCGCAGAAGGTCGCCGTCAGCGCAATCGTCACAAGGCTTTTCACGCTGAGAAGGTTTGCGATTCTCTTGTTCAGTAATTCGTTCATGTTATTCGTCCTTTCCCTTGATTTTTATTCCCGCCAGCAGCCCCAGTTCCGCCGTCCACGCGGCGAACCACGCGACGGTCAGGCTATCCGGCACTACCTTGTCATGCGCGGTCAATACGAGCACCGCAATGCAGTACCAGCAGAGGTTGAGCACTGCCGCGATGACGTACTTGTCCCGCTTTCTCAGCTTTTTCATAGGGCTACACCAGAAATCAGCCACGCGATAAACGCACCAGCCAGCGCCGCGAGAGCCTTGTCGACCAGACTGTCCCAGCGTTTCCCCGCCTTTCCCGTGATGGCCTTTACATCCTCTTTGATTTCTTTGACGTCTCCCTCAACGGTTTCCTGCTTGGTCGCCAACACCTCGACCGACGTCGCCAGCCTGTCGAGCGCCGTTTGGTGCTCCTGCAACTCATTGATTCGATGCGTATTGCTCTTGCAGCGTGCATCGATCAGCGCGATCTCTGCGTCATCGTAGTGCTTTGCATTGTCCATTTTTCACGCCCCCTTATTTTTATGGTGTTCTCCATTGAGCCTATCATGCCGCCTCCGCAAATTCACCACGGGGCAAAAGAACCTGTCGGACCACCGACAGGTTCTTTTTCTTTACGCCGCTTTCTTCCTCATGATTGCAAGCTGCTCGTCCACCCGCGCGCGGTTCCAGTGGCGAATGCTCTTCCCGACGCCGAAGTCCTCAAATAGGGCCGCGCGCTGTTTATCGGAAAGCCCCTTCTGCTGATAAACAAGCTCCATGATCTGTAATCCCTCGCTGTTGCTGATGGTATCACCATTTTTGTCCTTCAGGCTTTCGATCCCGCCTTTTGCCAGATAAAGCGCAATATACTGGGCTTCTGAAACGCCCGTTTTTTTGACGGTATCTATGGCCTTTGCCGCCCATCCGTCCGTTTGGTAATTGCTCACGCTCATTTTCCCAACGATGTTGGCATATTCGTAGGCTTTCGCAACGGCATCTGCCTTATCGCCGTCGCTCATGGACTTATAGCTCGCAAGTCCCGTGAGCTCGCTGACGATCTTATAGGAAGTCTGCCCGCGCTTTGTGGCGTACTTGACGTATTCCTCGCCGGTCAACTGTTTGTTTTCCTTATTCACGGTAAAAGATTTCGGTGCGCGCTGCGGCAGGACTTTGGCCTCACCGGTCGCCTCATACAGGCGGCTCAATTCATCTTCCATTTTGCTGCCGCTTACCTTCGAGGTATACGCGGGATTCGCAAAATTGTTAAATGCCCGCGCGATCACTCCTCCGGAGCTTTCCGTGCGTCCCCATGCGTCGATAAAGGGGATCTGCCCGTAGTCAACGCCCGGAATACGCGCGCTGGCCTTGCCGAGCGCATATTGCATATCCGGCGTCAGGAATTTGTTCTTATCCGTATAGGTCGTCATGCGCTCGCTTTCGCCCGTGCGCTCCGCCTGCCCGAAGACCGTCGGGATACCCTGCGTCAAATAACTCGTCGCCGCGCTTGCTACCGCACTGGTTAGTGCGTTTGTGTCCCCGGAGGACGCATACCCCACCGCGTCAAAAACGTCGTTCAGGCTTTGCAGACAGCTCATGGAAAGAAGCGGGTCCGTCACGTTGCTTGCTGCCTGAAGCATATCACTCATAGTGAGATACCCGTTGTTCGCCTGCATTTGCTCGTAAAGGTTTGCCCCGACGAAAAACGGAAGCGCTTCCGGCGCAAGCCAATCCAGCGTAATACTCGTGCCATTTGGCAGCTCCATCGCATATTCCTGATGCCCTTGCAGCTCGTCGAACTTTTTCTTCTTCTCGTCATCACCGCCGCTGCCGCGAAGAATGCCCTCTTTCGCCATATAAAGGCCGAGCATCATCAGCCCCGTGCCGGTCAGACCGGCGGCGGCACGGTCGATCATTTCGGTCGCCTGCATATTACCCTTCTGCACCTGCACAAGGTCATAGCTTATGCTTTTGAGGAAACCAATAGGGCTGTATTCCACGCCGCGCACCAGAATGTTGGCTGGTGTCTTGCGGAACGGCAGGATTCCTTCGGCGAGGGTGCTTCCGAGGCGTTTCATCTTGTTATCCCCGCGGTATCTGCCGAGATCGGAGATCATCTGTGAAAACGCATTGGTGTCTCGATAGGTTGCTTTCTGCGCCTCTCTGATCGCGTATTCGCGTGCCGCTTCAATGCCTTTCCCGCCAGCGACCTGCTCCGCGGTAATGCCATTTGCTTTGCAGAATTGCGCCAGCGCCGCCGCGTAATGCGGCTTGGAGAACCATGCGTCTTCCGCATCCAGCGCCGTGCTGTTAGATTTGCGCATCGCTTCCAGCAGCTTTGGTTTGAAGATCGTGCGCCCTTCCTCGATTTCCTGTCGCACATTGACATTATCATTGTACTTGCCGCTGCCGAGAGCCTGCTCGCGAATGTTGGCATAGTCACTCCATGCCGCCTTGATAAGCCCTGCGTCCTTCGTCGTCAGGATTGCCTTCGTGCGTCCGACTTTGCCGCCGCTCACCGCGTTCGCAGCGCTCTCAATGCCTGCGCCGATGACGTTCTTTACCGTGACAGCAGGAACAAATCCTACGTTGCCAACGATGTTGCGCACATGCGTGCGTGGATTACCAAGCATCGAAAAGTAGCGCCAAGCGTTCCATTTGTCAATGAAGCGGCTCGGCATCTGTCTGCCGATATCGCGATAGATTTCCTTCATCGCCTCGGTGCGCGCATCGTCGTCCTTTGCGTTCAGGAACTTCTCAGCGAGGTCGCGGTCAATCTCCAGATCAGGGGCCTTTTCCCCGTACTGCTTTTTGAGATCTTCTGTCAAGTTCTCCACGCTGCGCTGCGCCGCATAAAGCTGCGTACCGGGGTCCTGCTGCTTGAGCAGCCGCGTTGCCTGCAACGCCTGTGCCGCATTTCTCTGGCGCTTTACGATGGTGTCGAGCACATCGATAGCTGTCTCCACATCACCGCTGTTTGCTGCATTGTTGTAGAGCGCCCAGCCAATCGCCGTATTCTCCTTGCTAATTCCCTCTTTGGTGGAATTTTTCCATTTATTCAAGGTCTTTTGCCAGCCTTCGGTTTTGATGCGGCTTTCTGCGTCACTGATGGCCTGCTTGTCCGTATAGCGGTCGTAGGAGAAATCTCCTTTTGCCACCATTCGTTCCAACGTCGGCACCATTGCGTCCGGCGTTGCCTTTGCTTCCAGCACCGTGCGGATCGTGCGGCTGACGTATTTGTCGTCCGCCGTTTTCTTCGGCACTTGTACCTCTCGGTACGCGCGCTCGCCCGCCGGGATATATCCGTACTTCTTTTTCAACGTTTCGTAGTTTGCCTCAGGGATCTCGCGGGAGAATGCCGCGTCATTCACGCTGTTGACTTTTGCTAAACGGTCCGCCTCATCTCCGGCGATATATTCCACCGTGTTGACCCCGGCATCCTGCAATGCGGCTTTCAGACGGTCGCTGCTGTTGTCCGGGATCACCGCTGCCAAAACTTCGTCAAACCCAACGGCGCGCTGGGGCTTGGCCTCAAAGTAGCCGGTGGGCATTTCCGCCGCCTCCTGGTAGACGGCCTGGATGTCCTGGGCCGTCTGGCTGCTGATTTTGTACCCCTCCTTGGAGAAGGCCCGCATGATAGCGTCCACCGTCCTCTTGCCCTTGGACGTTTCCATCAGGATGCTGCCGATGATGTCGCTCTCGACGAAGGAATTGTCGGAATGAGCCTTGTTTCCCTGCTTGATCTTCGTGATGATGCTGCCGATCTGGTCATCAATGGCCTGGAGCTTTGCTTCATACTCGGTCCCCTCGTCCATGCCCAGCCGCCCACTGTCCGCCTTGATCTCCTGGATGCTGCGGTATTCCGGCGTCGCCACGGATTGCAGGGTCTTGGCGCTTGCGCCCCAGGTGCTGCCGCCGCGCTCCTCCTGGCCCTCCTTCATCGCCTTGACGATGTTCTCCAGGGTGTAGGCATAGTGGAGCTGCGAGAAACTGCGGAGATTGCCGGAGGGGGTGTAGGGGTCCTTGCCATTGTAGATGCCCGCCTCGCCCAGCAGGCCGTCCAGCTTCCCGGCAATCCACTCCTCAACGGCGTGGTCATCCACGGAGCTGCGCAGCGCGTCAGAGGTAGCCATCCGGTCAATTTCGCCCTTGGTCGCGCCGCCGTCCTGGTACATATCCCATGCGTGGTGAACGATGTCCTCCAGGGTGAAGATGGAAACGCCGTCCATGGAATTGTCGATGCGGTTCTGCCGTCTTTCGTTGATCTCCGCGTCGGTCCAATGCCTCTTGACGGCCATTCTGCGGAGCATGGGTTCGCCCTGTTCCCGGTAGTAGTCCCGGAGAATGTCGCGGATGACCTCGGCATTCTCGCCCAGGGCGTCCTTCACGCTCTCACCGGTCTCCAGGTTGGCCTCGATTTCAGCCAGCGTGTTCACGCCCAGGCGGTCAACCACCTTTTGCAGGGTGTCGTTACCGAACTTGTCCCACACCTTGTCCATCTTCACCGGCTCCAGACTCTTGCCCTGGTCTGCCAGATAGGCCGCCCGCACCGTGTCCGTGGAGGCCAGCTTCTCCGCCAGCTCTGCCGTGCTCCTGGTGCTGGTGTTGTCGATGCCCATAGAGCGCAGGGCGGCGCTGTTCCCGAAGATGCCCCCGGCCACGGAGACATCCCCGGCCAGCCGGTGCAGCTCGTGCTCCACCTGGGATGCCTTTTTGCTGTTCACGGGGTAATCTACTCGCGGAGCTGTCGGCGTCCAGGCATCGCCACCGTACACCTTGTTGGCGCGGAATAGCTGCGGGTCGATGGTGTCCTTGCTGAACACAAGGGAGATGGGGCCGTACTTGGTGTGCCCGTCCCTGGCTTTTACAATGGCGATAGAGGGCATGGGCAGGCCGCCCAGCTTCAGCGCGGACATGATGCTGGCCTCATCCTTGTTGTGGACGGCGATCAGTTTGTCAGTCTCTTCGACCGGCGTTTCCATGCTGAACTTCAGCTTGACATTTTGTACGCCACGAGATAGACTATCTACAGAAGCATTCCCTCGCAGAGCGCCGCTGTCCGCAGCGGAAGAGCCATTAATTTGGGGGATGCTTCTTTCTTGCATCTGCCCAATATTATAGATCATCTTACCGTCTGCGCTCTGCGCCGTCGATATCGTAACCTTGTAATATTTCCCGTCAAAGTCTTTGAAAAACGCCGTGCGATAATTCCAACCGCTACTTGCCATGTCTCCATGTCGACTGTTATGATCTACAACGTTCCTGTCCCCCTTGACAGAAACCTGCGCCAACTCGTCAATATGCGATGCTGCATTTACTTTTCGCTCAAATGCCGCCTCGCTCATAGTACGCCCATCGCTGGTGTGGTTGTCGCTCAGTTTCCCTGCCGAGGTCGCAGTCAGAACCAATTCGTCGCCATCCGCGCCGATAAGCTTAACGTCTTGTCCACGGCGGATTTTCCCGTTAATATAGTCTTCCAGCTGTTCGCTCCAACTCTGCGGGTCATTTCCAAAAATGACCTGTCTGTCGGCGCGGACATATTTTTTGCCATCGGCAGCCTCTTCAATGCTCGCCCTGCCATTTATTTTGCTTGGCGGCGCACGCGTGCTTTCCTGCGCAACGGTTTCGCTCTCCACCTTGATATGCGCAAGAAGAAACGCTGCCGCATCGCTGATCTCACTGTCGGCGAAAATGTTCATATCGCCGAGGCTGTCGCAAACCACCTCTTCCCAAATTTCCTGCGCCGTCATTTCGGTGCCGGCATAAGCGTCTGCATACGCCGTGCAGAGGGAGTCGACCTCACCGCCGGTAAAGGTCTTATCGATGCGCGTGCGTACCTCGTTCAAATCGACTTCGCCCTTTGCGATCATATCATGTCCGGCCTCATGCCGCATGATCTGGTACGACGTAAATTCCGGATGATCCGCACGGATAAATACGCGGTCACCTGAAACGTAGCCGCGCACCTGGAACGTTTTCCCGCTCTTGTCACGGAACGTCAGATTATTCCCGGCAAAAAACGTCACGCGCAGGCCGCGCTCTTTGGCGAGGTCCTTCGCCTTGCGCATTTCCGCCGTCTCGTTCTTCACAAGATAGACGCTGTCATTGAATGCGCCTCTGCCGATGCCGAAGCTCGCAGTGCTTACTTTTTCTCCATAATCGAGCGAAGCTGCTTCGCTGTCTGCGAAGTGTCGCCCTTCCTTCCGGCTTGGATTTCGTCCTGCGCCTTCTTCCACGCCTCGTACTTCTCCGCGGGGATCCGCACCGTTATCCCGTTCGCTGCCGTTGCGTAAATGTACTGCTTCTCCATGTTCGGCTCCTTCCTGCTGCGCATATTCTGTGCGCAGCTCATCCATTGTCACATCTCCTGTCTCGAGGGCAAGGCGGTTGTCAGTTACATACTTGTCAAAGCCGGTCGCCTGCACCTCTGCGCCTGCGATCTGCTGCTTTGCTGCAATATAATCCGTATTGGGGGCAACCGCCGTTCCATCAACAGCAGTGTACCCATTCGTCAGCATGTCGTCAAGAACGATCTCGAGCGTTTTCGCCGCTTTGACATTCTCCTGTCCATTATCGTTGATGATGCGCTGCGCTGCATCAATGATTTGCGTGCGCGTCAGGCCCTCGTTCATCGCCTTGCGCATGGCGGGGGTCTCGAATATCTGATTGTTTCTCTGGTATCCGTTTGCCGTCCGCTGCCGCGCGCCCTTCTGCTGTCCGCGCGAAAGGCTTATATCAGCGATACCGGCGATCTGCTCTGCCGCCGTACTGTAATAACCGTGCAGCTCGGGGTGGTCAAACTGGAAAGCGTTTACATTTCTGCTCGATACATTTTCCTTCGTGCGGCTGTCAATATGCTCGCCCGTTCCTGCCTCTTTCTTCGCGTCGTTCTGCCCCGCGACATAGCCTGCATAGGCCGTCTCATTCGTCGGGTTCGGGTTCGCCTTTCCCTCCACGCCCGCATTGTAGGCAGGGATAAAGTCCTTCACGTGCTGTGCCGTGTCCTTGCCCTCCTGATACGAGCCGCGAATCGCTTTTCGCCCGCTCTCACCCAGGGAGTTATCAAAGCGCGCGAATCGGTTTGCCGCAGCTTCCACGCCGCCACCAATACCGCCGAGAATGCCGCCAACAAGGAAGTCATTCAGAACCTCCGCCGCTTCCAGCTCGCTGTAACTCCCACCGAGCGTCTTGCCGTTGTAGATCATCTGCAGCGCGGGCTGGACAAGATCCTCGATCACTTCCTCGCCGCCCTCTTCAATGAACGACAGCGCGATCTTGCCCGCCGCGCTGTTATTGAGCCCCGACATCGTGCGCTCGATGACGCTATCTAAGAAGCCCCTGCCGAACATTTTCTTGAACGGCGCTGCCGCGTTGCCGATCTTCTCGGTTGCCACGCTAAGTGCGCCGCTTGCAAAGCCATAGTTGACCTGCTGCTCGTGCGTTGCGCCCTGTCTGCGTGCTTCCTGCGCGCTTCCGCCCGTACTGCGGACAAACATCGCAGGGAGTGCACTGCCACCCGTCAGAAGCCCGAGAGCCGCGTCCATGCCCATCTGCGCGCCCGCCACGCCAACGTCGACTGCAAGCCGCCCCGCGCCGCCAAGATCGCGCTTTGCCTTGCTGATGTCCTTTGCGCCGCTGTCGGCGAGTCGGTCGGCGGCCTTGTAGATGTTGCCCGCCGTGCGCTCCACCTCGCCGCCCTCGCCGTAAGCTTTTAGGTATGCGGCTTTCCGCGCTTCCAGTGCCGCAATGACATTTCGAGCAGTGTCGCGCTCGCTTTCGGTGCTGCTGGGGTCTGCAAGCACGTCCCGCTGTGCCTTGATATCCTGATCCCACAGGGCAATTTCGGTGTTTGCTTCCTCGCGTCGCTGCAATCCGCTGCCGGTCTGCGCCATACCGGTAAGGTTGACGAGCCCCGCGCCATAGGTTTTCGCCGCGCCCTTGACGGTGTTGCCGACGCGCTGCGCGACCGTGGGGGCTTTTACCTCCTGCACGTGCTGTTCGAACGCTTCTTTGCTCTGGTAGTTCTTCGCGTCCTTCTTCTGTAAGGCCCCCTGCGCAAGATTCTGCGCAAGCGCGCTTTGATTTTTTGGCGTCACGACATTCTGCCGCGTGCGGAACATGGGGCTGCTCGACTTTGCGGGAATCGTTGCCGCCTTGCTCGGTTGCACTGTCGGCTTCTTCTGCACCACATTGCCCGTAGGGGATGTGCGCTTCACATCCCCCGTTCTCACAAGCCTGCCGTGCGTGCCGGTTCCAACAACCGTCGTCTGGCCCTTGCTCGCTTCCACTTCCGGATTCGCTTTTACTAATCGTCCCATTTAGCCCTCCTCGTAGGAATAGCCGTACTGCGTCAGCAGCTTCTGCATTTCTGCCTTCTGATCACTCGTCATCAGCGGCCATGCCTTGTCGAGCGTCGAAAGGATACGCTCGCCTTCACCGTTTTTCAGCGACGTGTTGAATCCGCTCAGTAGAGCAATAAACTGACCCTGCGGCAGTGTCTTGCCGCTGCTGCCGCTTCCGCTGCCGCCGCCCTGCCCCTCGAGCCAGCTCTCATAATCGTCATACAAACTGCTTGAAGAGGAAAAGCCGTACTTCTTATAGTTGTTGGAGATAAAGCTCTTGGGATAGCCGCTTGCCTGCGCCGCTGCGAACAAGCCATCATAATCCGCCTCGCCGCCGCCCGTAGGCGTGGTGATGACGCGGGTATTTCTTCTCGCGGCCTGCTGCGCGGCCTGCTGCAATTTATACTGCCATTCCGCATTATAGCGTGCGTCCTCGATGGCGTCGCGTTCCTTCTGGTAGTCATAGTTCAGCTTGTCCTGCTGCTTCTGATACGCCAGCGCATCCGCCGTCTGCTGGTCGCCCACCTGATCACGCGCGAGCTGATAGAGGTAGTTTCGGTCAGCCATCCAGCGGTTGTAGTTGTTGTCCTCAAGGCCGATGAGCGTATTCAGGTCGGCGCGGTCGCCGCTCAATTTATCCTGATACATGCTATAGGCAAGCTGCTGTAATTCGGGGATCTTGTCCGTCATCTGGCTCATCTGGTAGTCGCTCGCCTGTTGGCTCGCTGCCACCGCCGCCGTGGACGGCATCCCCCCCGTCATCACTGCCGCCTTGCCGAGCACATCCTCAGCGCTGCGGTCTGCCTCGCGCGTGTACTGCTTGCGATACTGCTGATAGAGCGGGTCGCTCGCCGCGTCGTAGGAAAACGGCGTGCGATTCAGCAGCGCGTCGAGCTTTGCACTGATCTGTCCGCTCTGGTCGTAGTTGTAGCTGCTGTCGCCCAGCTTATCGAGCCAGCTTGTGTCAGCCTTTGCAGGGCTCGCGCCCGTGCCGAGTTTGATGTACTCGCTGCCGTCCACGCCGCCGGAATAGTCGTACTTCGCGCGGATTTTCTCCGCTGCGTCGTGCGCCGCCTGCTGGCCCGCCTTGTCTCCCTCGGCATAGGCCTTGTTGTAGGCCTCTGTATACTGCCGGATGAGATCAAGGTCGCCCGAATCGTTGATGAGCGTCAGGTCTGTATTCTTGTGTTTGAAATTATCTGCCATTGTCCCCTCACTTTCTGCCGCCCGTCACGTATTCGTACTCGAGCGCATAGAGCCGGTATTCTCCTGTGGCTTTGATTTTTAATCTAAAGTGGTCGCAGCGGCGGATCGGGCAGTTGAGCGTGAAAACGTCCTTCTCCTGTGCCCCGCAGCGGTCGACCTCTTCCCACGCGCCGCCGTCAAACTTGACAAGGAACACGACCGTTGTGCCCTTTTCGCATTCCAGCCGCGCCCGTACGCGCTGCACGTGCTTCGCGTCGAATGAGCCGCCGTCATAGTCGGCAAACTCCGCCTCGCTAATAACAGCCCCCTCGCGTGTTGCGCCGGTCGGGATATCTGCCGGATTTCCAAGCAGCACGCACCCGCCGTCTACTAAGGCCATGATACCGCCCGAATAGGCCATTTGCACCACGGCAAGCGCATCTTCCTTATGCCACACGCCGTTCTCGCTGCTGTAGCAGTACAACGCCGCCTTGCCATCCTCTTTCAGACTCACGTAGTAGTTGAGGCCGTCGCTCCCTCCCACCGCGTCAGAGAGGCGCACATCGTCGCCCAGCGTGCGGGAAATGCAACGCGGCATGCCGCCGCTGTACGCCATGATACCGACCATCGAGAGGTAATAGAGCGTTTCACCCGCCACAGCAAGGCTCTTGTGGCTGCCCTTCATCACACCGAGCACCGCGCTTGACATGAGTTGGAAGTTTGTCGGAACCGTGCCGTACATCTTGAATATTTTGTCTTCTTTGAAAAAGCACGGGTAGCCAAGATAGCTCACGCACGCCGTGAACGCTCCTGCCGTGCCGCTCTCCACGCTGAACGCATCCGTGGAGAGCCCGTCAAACACGTTCCAGTTGTACGGGTCGCCGAGCTTTGAAGCAAAGATGCTGTCGCCCTTGCATCCCCACACGCGGTTCTCGTTCGTGCAGACAAAATCCATGTCGGGCACGCTGCGATTGAGCGTGACTGTTCCAGGCTCCGTGATGCTTTCCTGCCCGTCGGGCAGGCGGAAGGTGTTTTCATAAAAGCGCAGCGTCTTTTTGTCCTCGCTGATCTCCCGGATGATGGGTGTGCGGTTGTTGTAGGTCTCCTTTGTGCAGCCCGAGATCGTCACGGCGTCGCCCACGTTGAACGGGAACGCCGCGCCGGTCGTCGTGATGCTGTTTGCCGCCGCCTTTTCGTCAGCATACGTGCCATTCCCGAATTTCAGCCCCGCCGCGGCGTAGCTCGCCTCCATCGGCTTGATCGTGCCGTCCTTTTCACACACGATCTTGTCGGGGAAGATGAGCACGCGCTCGCCCAGTGCACAGAAAGTCTTTTCGCTGTCCGCGACCGTCAACTTCTCCTCGCCGTTGACGTAGAGCTTCGTTCCGTATACCTCGTAGAGCTTTCCTGCACTGAAAATGCCGTTTGCAGTCCCCATATCCTTGCGGACGGTATAGCGCCTCGCACGGGGGGAAAGAAGCGGGAAGTATCGCGCCGACAGGTTCTTCATGTCGTAGAGCTCGCCGCCCGCCGCACCGAACGTGTGGTTGATGCCGCCGAATTTCTCTTGCTGCACGCGCCGGTTCGTATATGCCGTGATCTCAGGCAATCTCATCTTTCACCGCTCCTTTTGCTTCATCCGGCGTATCACCTTTTTCGCCAACCGGGGCTTCTGCCGCATCGCAGATCATTGCGATATTGCGTAGCTCCTGCCGCACCGCCGCCACAATGTCCACGGCGTCGCCGTTGACGTTCAAAAGACTGATGAGGCGCATCGCGTGCGCCGTCGCCTGCTTGATCTTTTCATTCATGCTCTTTACCTCCAATCGGGATGTAGATAACTCCCATAGTTGATGACCGCGCGGTAGCGCTTCCAATTCGGGGTGTAATACGTCCCGACGTTGATGATCGCGCAGTAGCGCTTCCAGTTCGGGTACATATACGTCCCGACGTTGATGACTACCTTTCCGCTGCCTCCGCTGCTACCTCCGCTGTACGTCGTGGCCGTGCCGGAATCGCTGTAGTCCGATACGATCCACGAGCCGCCCCAGTAGTACATGTTGCAGACCCACTCGTATGTCGTGCCCGGCGACAGGCCTGTGATCGTGCCGACGAATGTGCTCTCCCCGCCGCCGACCTTTTGAGAGCTGAACTCGAATGTTCCGACGCCGGTAATGCGCACGTCGATAAGCCGCTTAAAAGTGTAATCATCTGCGCCGCCCGTAAACTTGGCGTACACGTCAAGCTGCGTCCCGTCTCCGTCGACCGGCGAAAGAATGCAATAAAAACTCGCCATGCCTTACTCCTCGATGAAGAACGCCGTTCCGTATGGCGCGTAGCTCGGCGCGGACGGTCCGAACATATAGTTGCCGCTCAGCACCAGATAGCCGCCGCCGAGCGAGACGACAGGGTAGTCGCTGGCATCGTCTTTTCCGATCAATGCAAATGGGCCCAGCGAAGATTCAAGAAAGATATTTCCTGCCGCGTGCATCTTCATGCCGCCATAGGTCGCCGTCAGACCGACGCCGACCTGCCCCGTGCCCGTGTAGGCAAGATCCATGCTGCCGACAGGGGTATCTCCGGCCAGCAGGCTTACGCTCCCGCCGCGCAGCGCGCCCGCCGTCAGAGTGCCGTCGATGTTGACTGCCTTGACGTGCAGATCGACAGTCCCCGTGCTCGCCACCTGCACGCCGTTGTAGTTGAGTTTGAAGATCGTGCCGTTCTCGCCGCTCGTCGCGCCCAGCGTGAAGCCGGTCGCGCTCTGGTCGAAAATGCTCTGTGCCTGCGTCGCGTCGATCTTGGTGCTTACCGTCGCGCGGATGCCGTTCACGTCGGCCTTGATGTTTGTGATCGCGCCGTCGAGGTTCGAAATGCTCGCCTGCAAGCCCTTTGCCGTTGTGTCAAGCTGCGTGATGTCCCCCTCAGCATCGCTAAGTCGAGCATCTAATCCTTTCGCTGTAATGGAAATTTCATTTACGTTCTTGTCCGTATCTTCGATCTTGGCGTAGATCGGCTCGGAAATATTCTTGATAAACTCGCTCAGTGCATTCTGATTGATGTTGCTCCCGTCCAGATTGAAAAGCGTATACCGAAGCTGTTCCAGAAGCACGAAAAGGTAGTCGTAGACCCCGTTGATCTGCTCCTGCGTGTCTTTGCCTTCGCCGTTCGGGAAGGTCGTCTCCACCAGCTGAAATGTCGTCGGCACTTGTCATCACACCTTCCAGTTGCCCCGGCTTTCTTTCCGGTTGGTCCTGCGCCACCATGCCATAGCATCGGCCACCGCCTCGTTGGCAATGGCGTGGTCGTTGGCATAGAGCGCGCTGTCCTGATTGTAAGCGTCGAGCTGCGCTGCCAAATACAGGTGGTAACACTCGTTGTGGCCGTCCGGCAGCAGCAATTCCATGTCTTCGACACTCGCGGTGTCATCCTCCACGCTCACCTTGAGGGTGGGGGCTTCCACCCCCATCATTTCGGCAATTCGGTGCTCAAGCCCCATGAGGATTTCCGCCTTGCGCGGCGTGCTCAATTTGTTAGGCCGCAGCGCATCCGCGTCACGGATAGCTTTCAGCATTTTCATACATTAGACCTCCGTGAAATACTGCCCCGCCAGCTCATGCGGCAAATACTGCAAGACGATCTTGCCGCCCGCGGCCTCGCCGATACGCTCGCACTTGTACGTCTTGCCGTCCTCGCCGTCGAGGTAATACTTGCCGTACTCGTATTCCATGCCGCGCGCTGCGGGGATGGGGTCTGCCTGCGTGCCTGCGTGGTCGACGTTGATGATCGTCCAGAGATTGGGCGTCTTGTCCGGCGTATAGTCGGCTTGCGAGGTATGACCCAGACGGCACTTGTACACCTTGCCGCCGTAGCTCCTGCGGTCGCCCTTAGCGAAAGCCACGGGGTACGCCCATGCCGTGATGAGTTCCGGCACGCTCGCCGCCTCGCCGTCGCTCAGGCTGACCGCTGCCTGCTCGATAATGGGGCGCAGTTTCACCGCGCGGGCATACGTGGCCGGCCCACCCGCAAGGGCGGTAACGGTCGCTTTGGCGTTCTCCGCCTCCGTGGGCTTGCCCATCTTGATAGATACGGTGCCGTCGCGGTGGTCGGTGATGTCGCCCGCAAGACTGTACTCGCTGTTGTCGTACTCATTGACGACTTCCTTGGTCTCGCCCGTGGGCTTCCCCTGCTCGTCCAGCACGTCCACCATATCGCGCTGCACGATGCTCCACGGCGTATTGTCGGGCAGCAGTGCCGCCACGGCGTCGTGGGACATGGTGAGGTAGATGGTTTTGGTGTCACGTCCGTCCCACGAGCGGTCAGTACGGTTGCCGTTGACCGTAGCGGGGTATTCCGTGTTGTTGACTTTGATGTGGATACTCATGTGTGCTCCTTTCTATTGCGGCGTGGCGTTCTCTTGCAGCCACGCCAGAAGATCGCCCGAGGGGGCTTCGTCGAAAGTAATGGTGCGGTATGCTGTGTCGCGCCACCCGCGACGCTGGTCCCATGCAGTGGAGGCAAAACCGCTTCCCAAATATGACATGTTGGGATTGTCCCCCCTGTTTATTATTTGGATTCCTGTAATTGTTTTGGAGCCTCCTTCGTAGTGTGCGCGTGTGCTAAACGTGGTTGACGTAGTAGAAACAGGGATTGAAAGTGTCTGATTGAAGTACCACGTCAAGCTCACATCCGGCTCAAAGTTGATATCATACCCTGTCCCGCCGATGAGCGTCCTGCCCTTGAGGATATTGTACACCGTGCCGTTGACGAGGCACTTCCCACCCTTAATTTCATAGGCTGTGCCATTGACGAGGGTCTTGTGTGTAGCGGGAGGGGGTGGCGTGACATTGCCGGAGCTGTCGACTTCCATGTCGGGCGGAAGAATGAGCGCGGGGCGGATGCCAGTTGAGTTGGATGCTTTGCTGGTCTCGCCGACGCCGTCGTAGTTGACGAGCCACACCAAGCTGGTGCTGTAGGTGAACGGTGAACGGAGCCCCCAGTAGTCGGCCGAGCCGTTCAGTTTCGCAATACGCTTGTTGTTGGCGGACGTGTCGGTTCCAGATTCAAAGTAGGACAGCTTCGCACCATCTTGCGGGAAGTAGGGGTTATCGCTGGTCGTGAAGCCAATCTCGTAGCCGGACAGCAGGAAAATCTTGCAGAGCAAGCCGTTAGCACCACTCTGATCCGAGCCACTGGAACCGCCGTTCTTGCGATACGGAATCTTCACCTGCTTGATTGCGTCCCTGATGTTGCTCTCAAACGCGTTCAAGAGCGTGCTGTTCAGTATGCTGTGGATGGTGCTGTTCTCCAGATTGTTCACATCCGAGCTGTGCCATCGTGTGGCCTCGAAGATGTCCTTCATCAGCAACCAAGTGCCGTCGCAGGATTCGTCGTACAGAGAACTCGGTTTGCCCTGATGGACGACGATAAACTCTTTCGCTGCACCGTTGACGTTCAGTTTGACGATACTGCCGACGGCTTTGGTGCCGAGTTTTGCACTTGCCATCTCAGCGCCTCCTTATTGAAAGTACCAGTTGATAGCGTAGTTCTCGGTGGGCGTGGTCTCCGATGCAACCAGCGTCTGCTTGGTGATGTTGCCGCTTGCGATATAGTCGCTGCCGCGCGTTGCCGCCACCAGCCCGCCCGAGCCGTTGCCCTTGATGAGAGAGGTGGTGGAGGGCACGTTCACGGGGCCTGCGGGGCCCTGCGGGCCGGTCGCACCGGTTGCGCCGGTATCGCCCCGCTCGCCCTGGTCTCCCTTGGGGCCTTTGATGTTGACCGTCGCGGGATTCGCAAGCCCGCCGTCGTTCGTCCAACTCAGGTCTCCCGCCGCGGACACAGCAGGGGTAAAGGTCGCACCTTTCGCGCCGTCCGCACCGGCAGGGCCCTGCGGGCCCGTCAGGCCTTGCGGGCCGGTTTCACCTTGCGGACCAGTCTTGCCCTGCGGGCCCTGTTCACCCTGCGGACCCCTTGGCCCCTCTGGTCCGGTATCTCCCTTCGCGCCGTCAGTGCCGGCAGGCCCCCGTGCGCCCGTGTCGCCCTTCGGGCCCTTGAGGTTCACGGTCTGCGGATTCGCCTTGCCGCCGTCGTTCGTCCACGACAGGTCGCCGTCGTCGCTCATGCTCGGCGTGAACGTCACGCCGTCACGTCCGTTTGTCCCGTCCTTACCCGGCGCACCGTCTGCGCCGTCTTTCCCAGGCAGGCCGTCCGCGCCCTTTGCGCCGTCCTTGCCGGGGGCTCCATCCGCCCCGGCAGGGCCTTGAGGACCAGTCTCGCCGGGATCGCCTTTCGGGCCCTGCGGACCCTCGGGCCCCGTGTCACCTTTCGCGCCCTGCAAGGGGCCGTTGTTGATGAACTCGCCGGTAATACCGTCGAAAATGTAGATGTCGTAGGGCTCCGCCGTGCCCACGCCGTAGGCATCGCCCGCCGCTGCGGTCGCTTTCTGCGCGGCGTCCAGCGCAGCCTTCGTGCCGTAATAGCCCAGCACCTTGAAGCCTTTGCCGGTGTCCCCTTTGGGGCCTGCTGGCCCCGTCTCTCCTTGCGGGCCGGTCTGCCCCTGCTGGCCTTGTTCGCCCTTCGGGCCGCGCGGACCTTCGGGGCCGGTCGGTCCGGTCGCGCCGATGTCACCTTTCTCTCCTTGGGGGCCGGTATCGCCCTTGTCGCCTTTCAGCGCGGCAAGCTGTGCCGCCGTGAAGTCGGAATAGGTAAAGGCATCGCCCTTGTCGCCCTTTGTGCCCTGCGGGCCAGCGGGGCCAATCTCGCCTTGAATGCCCTGCTCTCCCTGCGGGCCGCGCGCGCCGGTTTCACCTTTGGGGCCCTGCGGACCGGTCGCGCCGGTTGCGCCGGTCTCGCCTTTTGGACCCTGTGCGCCGGTTGCGCCCGTGTCGCCCTTGGGGCCGGTCGAGCCTGTGTCGCCCTTTGGTCCCTGTGCGCCGGTGTCGCCCTTGGGGCCGACTTCGCCCTGCGGACCGGTCGCGGCAACACCCGTGTCGGCAAAAGCGCCCGCCGTGGCGTCCCACTTGAACCAGTTGCCCGTGGTCTCGTCGACGTATGGCATCTTGGAAACCGCCGTCTCCGCATCCGCCGCCGCCCGCAAAACTTCATCGACCCAGCTTTGATAGGCCGGAGGCGGTGCCTCTCCGCTGTTTTCCAGCGTTTCGCGCACGCGTGTTTTATATATCTGGCTCTTCACAATGGTATCGCCAACGGTATAGCGCAGCTCTGCCGCGCCCTCACCGGCCACCGCCGTATCAACACTCGATACCAGCCACACGAGCGCGCCGTCTTCTTCTGTCACCGTCACGGGATACGGCTGCGCATCGCCGTTTCGCTGCACAATCAGGCTCGCCACGCCCTCGCCATAGCCCTCGCGCCACTTTCCCAGCACGTCAAAGACGACCTTGCGCGCCTGATTCTCGCCCCTGCGCCCGAGCTTGATCTCTTCGAGCGCGTAAGCATTTTCAATAACCATGTTGTCACCTCTCTTATGGAAAACGGCGCAGCAAGAGCGACTTTTTCGTCCCTTGCTGCGCCGTGTCGCAACTCATTTTTCGTGTCTCGCGGTCGTATTCACTTACGCGTTGTGGGCCTTCGCGCTCTCAACGTAGTCGCTGCTCATCGTTTGAATGAGATTTGCGGTCGAGGCGTCCTGTCTCATCTGGTTCTGGATGGCCCACAGGAACTTTCTTTTGACCTGCACAGTCACGCCGCGCTGGATCAGGCAGCTTTCGCCGTTCACGCACACCAGCAGGTCATCCTTGTACTTGCCGCTGTCCTTGAACAGGCGGACGCTGACGTACTCCTCGCCTGCGGGGGCGGCGTTCACAGCCGCAACGGCGTTCTTCGCTTCGCTCATCGGTCTTTCCTCCGTTTCAATAGCGGGGGCGGCGTTCACAGCCGCCCCCTTGGTGGTTAGGTCAGCGGGGTCTCATCGAACGTGGAAGTCGTTTCCACGCGAATCATATACGCTTCAACCAGACGTTCGGCGACCTTGGTTGCCTTCCAGCCGACGGTTGCACGCTGGTTCAGCGGGTCAGCCGTACCGGCAGAGCCGAGCGGCTTGACGATGTGCTCAAGACCGCCGCCGGTCAGCTCGGTCGTACCGTAAGCCTCCGCGCCCATGATGAGAGTGGAGTAGACGTTGCGGCCCTTCGCACCGGCTTCGCCCGGATAGATGGCGGTCGACGCCGTCGGGGTGGCAGCAGGCGCTTCTTTCAGCGTGATCGTCGCGCTGCCAGCAGCCGCGGCCGAGGCGCTCTCGATCTCAAGGAGCGCACCATCGATGACGACTTCACGTCCAGCCAGCTTTGCAGCGTCGGCAGTGGTGATGGTCTCGTTTACGGTCAGGACCTTACCGGATGCGCTCTTGACGGTCAGGTCGCGTGCGCCCTCGGTCAGATCGTCCGCGTGGAACACCTTCGCTTCGGTCGTCTCGATGAAGCGGACGCCAGCGATCTTGCCGATCTCGTCGTCGTAGATGTTGCTGGTATCTTTGTACTCGTGCGGACGCTTCCAGTCAGGGTCATCCTGAATGTCGTAGGAACAGTCAGGGTGAATGATGGCCCAGTAGGAGCCCTCATAGCGCGGGGCGTTCATGGTTTTCAGGAAGCGAACCGCCTTGCGGACGGCGCGCACCGTGAAATAGTGGTTGCCTGTGGTCTCGCCGCCAACGAGCAGATGGCGGCCCGTCACCTGACCTTCGCCGTACTGGACGTTAGAGCCGCCGTTGATGACCTCGCGGGTGATGGTGTCGAGCGTGCGGCCCGCCTGAGAGCCGAGCAGCACCGTCGCTTCCTGCAGGTTGTTGTCGATGGCGGTCAGGTCGAGAATATCGGAAATCTCGACGAAATCGCCGTACTGGTCGACCTGCGCGGTCAGCGTGGTCATGGACAGCTTACGGCCCTTGGGGGTCACGCCTTCGGTGATGGGCGTGAGCGCCTTAGGCAGCGGATCATACTTGCGGAACTCGATCTCCTTGCCCTTGCCCTTGGGGATGTTGCGCTTCTGCGCGAAGCGGTCATGCACCAGCTCGGGCTCGGCGTTGTCGATCAGGGTGTCGCAGTAGTAGGTCTTCATCTCGCCCGAGAGACCGGCATCGGTCGTCACGTTCGTCTGACCCTCAAACAGGCTCAGAATGACGGGCAGAATGAAAATGTTTTTGAACTTCTTCATAGAGTTTTGTCTCCCTTCTTGCAGTCGGTAAATTAGGCGGGCATCAGAATACGATACGCTCGCCGCGCCGCACGCGCCTTGCGATCTCTGCGCGGTCGGCCTTCGTGAATTTGCTCGGGTCACTCTTGACAATGACCCCCGGCTGGGAAGTGGTTCCATTCTCGTTCGGGCGCATTCCTTTCGCGCGGACGTTGTCCATCACGCGCTTTTCCATCTCCGCCGCAGCTTTCGCCGCGCTACGAGCCTGAATGTCGCCTAAATGGGATACCTCGTAAGCGTCTTTTACAGGAACGCCAGCGCGCAGCATCGCAATGAAGCGCGGATTCTCTGCGACTTCGCGCTTGAGGTCGAAGTCAGGGTACTCTCCCGGCGCGTCCGCCGTTCCGACCAGCTCGCTCGCCTGACGAATCCAGTCGTTATAAGTCTCGTCGGCTTTCTGCTGGCGCTGTCTGTCTTCTTCCTGACGTTTGAGCGCTTCGTTTTCCTGCTGCATCCGTGCATACTCGCGGTACTGTTCAACGCTCATGCCCATACTCTCCGCTTCCGCGTTGTAGAGCACGCTGTTGAGCGCCGCATCGCCCTCAAAAGCCTCACGCAGCTTACTCATATCGCCGTCCGACACGCCATAATGGCGCATCAGTGTATCGATAATGGGCTGCGAATCGGCGATCTTCTGGTCTTTGGCTTTCTCTTCGCCGAATCTGCGGTTGATGATGCGCTGCGTCTCCGCAGTGTACACGTCCTTGTACTTGCCGTTTACGAGGTCAAGGAACTCCTTTTTCAGGTCTTCCCCGCCTTTTTCCGCAGCCCCGGCGTCGTGCTGCTGCATCTTCGCGCCCTCGCCTTTCGGCTCACCAGAAGAGGTCCCCGTATCGTCAGGTGTCTCCTGCTTGCCGAACACGACGTTGGCGTATTCGCCCGTTTTGCCCTTCCGGGTGGGAGAAGAGCTTGCCTGTGTGGTATCGCCCTGTGCGCTTGCGCCTCCCTCAGCGCCGCCCGATGCACCGGCAGCGGCCCCAGCAGCGGCAGCGCCGCCGTCAAAGAGGCTCAGGATCACGCGAAGCGTGGTTTTGAGGTTCATGGTATCCCTCCTGCTTGTCAAATCGCGGATATTCGGCCCTCCGTGTAGGCCGTGCAGCGCTTCCCATTGCCCGCAGGGGAGGGGGAGAGCGGCGAAAAGATGAAGAAAAACGCCGCCCCTCCCTCGCGGGCGTATGAATAGGAGGAAGCCACTCGCACGCCTAAAGCGTAACATGCGGCTTCTTCCAACTCACCACGGGTGAGAAAAATTTTTTTAATTTTCTTTGGCGTGCACGCAGATCGCGTCCGGCCTCGTGACCTCAAGCTGCTTGAGCCCGATGCAGGCCGCAAGAAATGCCGCCTTGATGCGCTCGTCGCCGCCGCAGTGGATGAGGAAGCGCGGCGCACCATCGTCTATCTCGAAGCCATAGACCTCGCACTCTCCCTCGGCCTCCATGTTCTTCACATAGCCGCCGAAGGCATACATCACGCCAGTGATATAGTTGCAGCATTTCTCGTCCGCAGAATGGCCCTCGCACAGGATCATGTAGCGACCGATCTCGTGCTCGATGTGAACCATCGTCATGCGATTACACCCCCGGCATTGCCGCGCTGCTGCCCGCGTCCATGTTCGGCTTAGCCTGTTCGGCAAGCTTCTGCATGTACGGTGTCTGCGCGCTCTGTGCGTCGGCGTTCTTGCTCTCAATTCCGCCGCTGCTGCCGCTCTTGCGTGTCGAGCCGCCACTCTGCGTGCCGCCCGCCGTTCCGATGCCCATGTCCTGTCCCGTAAGCTGCTGGATAACCGCGAGCGCCTTTTGCAGCTGATCGCTCTGCTGCTGCACGACGTTGTAGAGCGTCGCGCCTTCGTTTACCTGGCTCTTGATCTTGTCGATTCCCTCAAAGTCCATCATGTCGAGCGCAATCATGCTTTCCTGTGCCCTGTCTGGGGAGAAGAATCCCAGTGAATACAGCTCTTTCGCCCGCTCGTTCTGTTCCGCGCGGGAGAATGGGTTCTTCTTCTGTGCCTTGATCTTGATGTCAAAGACCGGTCTGCGGAACAGGTCATTGCCGAGACTGTCCACGCCCGTCACCTGATCGCCCAGCTCGTTCACGCCGATATGCGCATACTCGTAGGGCATTTCATTCGTGATGCGGAAAGTGCGCGCTGCGTCGTAGAACTGCCGCATGCGCTCGATGCACAGTTTCACGATCTTCGCCTGCGCGCGGTAGCACGCCGAAATCATATCGCGGCTCGCCTTGTTTCCCGCTTCCTGCAATGCAGAAATAGCCGCCGCAGCCGTCGCACCGCTGGACGTGCCGCCGTTAGACACGTCGCGGTTTGAGCTTGTTTCCTTCATCTCGTCGATCTTCATCTGCACGATATTCGCGTAGATGGAATCGAGCGGGCGCGTCGTTACCTCGCGGAGCCTGCTATCGTCGATCTGGCCAGACACGTGGATGATTGGCTTGCGCCAGTCAAGGAACTCTTCTTCGTTGATGTTCAGGCTTTCACTCGCGAAATACCGGCGTTTGCTTCCCATCATCGAAGTTTCGAGGATGTTGCCCCACAGTTTGTCGATGTAGAGCTGCGGATCCTTTGCAATGGCCGTATACCCAAACCCCGCGGGCGTGCCCTTCTCAGGGAACAGCACGTCGAACACGAACGGATATTCGCCGTCTTCATAGAATCCGCCCTCCGCATATTCTGGGTCGTTTTCGCTGGCGTAAATGATGTGCTCCTCGTCGATAAACTTCGCGTAGTGCAGCACCGTTCGCCCGTCTGCGGTCTTCTTGCGGTAATACCAGTCGATCACGGCGACCTTGTTGCTCGTGTCCACCGTGTCATCGTACTCATATTTCGCCGTTTCAATGCTGCTGCCGCTGAGTTTATCCGCAAACTGCGGGTATTCGTCCTCGATGATGTCGCGGTCGACGAGCGCCACCGTGAACACGTTGCGGCTCTTCTGGATGTCCTCAACACCCGGCTCCCAGAAGATATTCAGCGGGTCAATGCCCTCGATGGCAATATCGCCGAGCCCGTTGTCTTTCTCCTTGTCCCAGAACACACCGTAGATCGCCACACCGTGTTTGAGCTTTTCCCACCACTCGAAGCTGTATGTGCTGTCAAATTCGTTGTATTCCATGATGACCGGCAGCACGGACGAGAGCGTCTGCGCGCTTTCCTCGTCGCTCTGCTCGCGAGGCAGGCATACGGGCTCGGGGTAGTTGTCCATCGCGTCGGCGTGCTTATTCATGATCGAATTAAACAACCATGCACTCGCAGGCTCTGGCGATTCCCCCGCATCTTTTGTCCCGCGTCGAATATCCTCCCAATGCCGCAGCTTCCACCAGCGTTCCTCGCTGATGATGCGATTCTCGAAGTTGCTCTTGCCCTGCTTGTACTTTTGCAGCGTTTCTACGGCGTCCCCGATCTCCTTGCTGCCGATGGCTGCGCCGCCGCTCATCGCCGCGTCGCTGTCGCGGAATGCGCCTACAAGCGGTGCTTCTGCCTTTGCATCCAACATCGCAGCAGCGCCAGCCGCGTCGGCCTGCTTCTGCGTCTGCGGGAATTTTCTCATCCCTGCCATGTCTTCCCCTCCTGTCAGTTGTGTTGGAACCACGCGTATCTGTCGTAGCTCGGCGTATTGATGTCCAGCGGGTCGTACAAGACCGGCTTCGGCGGCTTATTTGCCCGCGCCGCAATGGGATTCTCCATGCACACATAGCGTGTCATGTCGTAGATATGATCCTCCTGCTCGGTGTTCACGTCCTCAACGTCCTTTTCGTCGTAAACGAGGTTTGGCACCGTGCGAATGAAATTTTTGCACGTATCGAAGATATACAGCATCGGAACGCCGTTCTCATCGAACGCGAATCGGTTGTGCAGCTGCATCTTTCCGTCGATGCGGGCGTTATCCCCCTTCTCGAAGTAGACGCGCTCGCGCTCAAAGAGCGAGCCGATGCTCTCTGTGCCCTGCGTGCCCCAAATGGCGGGGTCGCCCACGCGGAAGATGTGCCGCCCCTTGAGATTCGGGTCTTCTGCCTCAATGCGCTTCATCTCGCGGGCCACCGCCGTCGGTTCCATCTTCACGCCCTCGTTCGGTGTGCCCGTGCAGCCGTAATATTCCCGGATGTGGTAGAGCCGCCTATCATGGTCGACCGCAAACCAGCCGATGGCAAACGGCCTTGAATAGCCCCAGTCCATTGCGCACCAGATCGGCCACTCCTTCGGCACCTGAAACGGCGCGATGACGTGCGTATGGATGCGGTCGCGGTAGTGTTCGCTGTCATTGCGCCACTCGGTAAACACCTGCCCGGAGAACGTGTCCCAGTCGCCGTAGAGCAGTGCGTTCTTCTCCGCTTCCGGCATCGACGCAAGTCGCGTCAAATAGCTGTCATCGTTCTTGAGCAGTATCTTATTGTCGAATACCGTGCTCGGCACAAAGATGCGGCTCTTCTGCCGATGTTCTTCGTGCCCATCCGGGAAGCGCACGACGGCATCCTCGCGGATGGTCCTCATCGGCGGCGCTGCCGTGATGAAACGTTCCTTGACCCATCCGTGCCCCACACCGCCGGGGTTCGCCGTGCTGCGGATGTATACGCGCGTCCCAGGTCCGTTCGGTCGGTTGCGGGAAAAGAGGTAGCTATATTCCTCCCACGTAAAGTGGGTCAGCTCGTCGAATGCGATAAAGTCATACGCTTGGCCTTGATACTTGATCTTGTCCTTTGCGTACTGCATCGAGCCGAAGAGTATTTTCGCCCCGCTCGGAAATGTCCACGTGTGGCTGCTGCCGTTGTAGCGCGCGCCCGGATAAATACGCGGGTAGTAGTTCAGCGTCTTGTCAATGAGCTCGGCAAGCTGCGGGAAGGTCTTTCTCAGAATGATCGCCTTGTAATACGGGATATCCACCTGCCGCAATGCCTCGATGACCAACGCATCGGATTTCCCCCCGCCTAACCGGCTGCGCCGCCGTATAGAGCCTCATCCTCCCATCGGCTCATAAAGAGTGCCTGCTTGGGCTGCGGCTTCCATACCACGCTACGCTTCGCCATTTGCATCACCTCCCGCGTCCTGCGGAACAGGCATTACCGCGGGCAGCTCTGCCACCCCGCACACGCTCTCTCCGCCGTCGTCCTTTTTCTCGTCATTTACCCAGCGGAAGTTGTATCTCAGGCTGAATTCCGCGCCACGCTGACCGTCTCGGTCGAAGAGGCGTTCCTCTGCGTAAGCCTCGATGCGGGCCTTCGCGCGCGTAACCGTGTCAACGAACTCTTTCTTCGCCTGATAGTTCAGCAGCGCTTGACGGCTTGTAAATCCAAGCGCGAGCGCCAGCCCCGTCACCGTCGGCGGTCGCTGATGAATGATAAACGGCTGCCCGAATTTGTCGAGAATCGGCATCCCGTCGTCCCCGATGATTGGCTCACCCTTGCAATCTTCAAAGTATCGGTCAATGACGGCCTGCATTTCTTCAACCGTCGCATATTTTGGAGGATGCCCAATTTTCGCCATGCCGCCACCGCCTTTCTTTTTTATGCTGCAAGCCCCCCGTCCTCGGCCTTATCGCGCAGCATTCTTATCCCCGCTCGGAGAACCGAGCTTCCTATTTCCGACGGTAACACGACATCTTTTATTTCTCACCACGGGCGCGGAAACTTTCTCTTCCCTTTCTGCGCTCTCCTCTGTATAGTTACATACACACAACATAGATACATCCTGCGTATAGCACTCTCTCCCTATCCCCCCTATAATCCCCCCTTCCCCTCTCTCCCGCAGCAAAAAGAAGCGGGGCTCGGGTGGGATTCCGCATAATTGGCGCGCTGCTCGGCGTTGTATCGCTTGTTACGCATTACATTAATGGCCTCTTGCTTAAAAGCGCACTCGTCGTTTGCCCGCCAAAGCGCCGCCTCAGTGTCAGCGAACTTATTTCGCATCGCATCCGCGTCCGCTTTCAGATTCGCAATCACATTCTCGCGGGTGATGGCCTCACCGTTCATTTGGCTGATCCGCTCGGTCAGTGCGGCGTTTACCCACTTCAATTCCTGCACTTCTGCCTGCGCGTCCTCCACCATTTTCGCCATCTGGTCTTTGGTGTACTTCTTTACGTTGATGCTCATAATTTGGCTCCTTTCATTCGTAGCTGTTCTTCCCGCCCCCGGTCGCTCACGATGCTCACGACCTTCACGTCGCCGTAGCGCTCAATGTCCATGGCGATGCGCTCCTTGATGCCCTGTGCATCAGCGGCGGGGACGTTGGCTTTAATCGTGATCGTCAGCATGGAATGCCTCCCTCTCAATCTCAAGCGAACGTTCGCGCAAGTCCCCAAATCCATACTCGTCTTGCCAGCCTAATTCAGAAGACGCTTTCTGACAGCTCTCGCACAGATAGCACGTCCACGGCGCCCCATCGAAAACGCAACTGCGCTCCATCATGGCCCCTTGCTCGAATTTTCTCCCGCAGCCGAAGCACACATGAGCCGCCCGCGTTTTAACAACTTTTCGCCCAACAACGTCCATGTGTTACCCCTCCTTCGGCTCGCCGTAGCTGCAAAAATCGTCCTCACCAACGTTGCGTCTATTACATGGCGCGCGCCTGTTGTGACACGTCAGCGTCCCCGGCTTACCGTATCGCTGGGTAAGCTCAGACGGTAGTGCGCTGTGCTTGCAGCCCTTGCACCGCACCACCGGCGCAACGTCAGCAGCGGGAATGCTGTAAAAGTCCTCCGCCAAATCGTTATAGGCATCTGCGTAGATTCCGCTTTCTCCGCCAAGCGATTCAAACGCTTTTTGGCATTCTTCCGATTGCTCACGGATATAAGCGATTGCCGCCTTGCGGCTTATGAATTCAGCCATTGTCAGTCCTCCTGTTCCAGGCTTCTTTTGCCTTTGGATAGGTGTTATAGCAAGGGATTTGTGCGTGACACTTCTCGCAAAGGATATAAGGTCTAAAATATAGGTATTCCACCGAGATTCTGTTGCTCCCGCAGAACGGGCAAGGTTTCAGATCAAACATCTTCCATCGCCTCCGCATAGCACCAGCTCTGCGGCGCGCGCTTGAACTGCAATCTCTCATTTCCGCAAGTGCCGTTGTTTTCCCAGTACATGGCACAACTCTCGCAATACCAGCTATTCGGGCACGCTCGGCGGAACTCACTCAGTTCGCGCGGCGCGTCGTAGATGCGCAGATCGGTGATGTGCCAACCGTAGCCCTTTTGCGCGTGCAGATAACCGTGCATATCCTTGAGGTCAAGGCAGGATTGCCGCGCAATAAAATTCGTCGTTGGCTGGTCTTCGTTCTTAACGTAGTAGCTGCCGCCGTGCGCCTTGGTCTCCAACTCGTAGATTCGGTCGCAGGTAAACTCCCCGATGACCTTGCCGCCGCCGTAAAACTGTGGCCTTGGATAGTTCGTCGCAATGAAGTCCTCGTGCGGATATTTGGGCAGCGTGCAGTAGATATAGCACTTAAACGGCGTGTCCAACTTCGGGCGCGTCTTGCGCACCTCGATTGTTTTATCGCCATTGATGATCTTCTCGCACCACTTCGGGCGGATACTCAGCATAACAGCTTTACTCATCTTTCATCGCCTCCAATGCTTTCTCCGCCTCCTCGCGGGTGAGAAATACGGTCTTGCCAAACTTGTCAATCCATCGAACAATGTAATCAACGGACATGAGTGTGTGCGCTGAAATTACAGGCTCACGGGATGGAGGGTTAAAAATTCGGTATACCGTATCTCCCACCTTGCACGGCAGAACCACCAACCGCCCGTCCTTGTCGGCCTCGGCAAACTCGCGCAGGCGGTCATTTAGCAGAAGGATATTAGACATTCGTTTAGCCTCTTCCGGCGTCAGCCCCGTGTCCTCGTAGGCGGCGAGGCGCAGAAACCGTTCCTCTGGGATATTCCGCGGGTACCCGTTTGCAAGGCGGCGCTCGTACTCTTCTCGTTGCGCGTCAGCTTCGCGTTTATTTGTCAGTCGTTCCATCGCTCCACATCCCCTTTCAGTTCGTCATACAGCTCACTGAACCGCTTATTCCACTTCCTCAATCCGAAGAAACAGTACACGCCCAACACGATCCACAGCCCGCTGGCGAAGTTTTGCAAAATGGTTGCCATCACTCGACCACCTGCTTCCAGAACTTGCGGCGGCAGTCAGTGCAGCACCCATCAGACCGGTTTAAATTGCAGACATACATCTTGTCAACATTTCTTGGGCACATCCTGATAACGTCGTCATCGCCCATCATGCAATTAGGCCACTGCTCCAGAAACACGCTCTGCCGCGTCTTGCGCGGGTGTGCGGCAGACCATTCCTCTACGGCCTTAACCGCGATTACAGGGTCATAGACGTCCTTCAACCCAAGTGTCGGCGTGGCCGCGCCACTCTTATACATCCTGCTTCGCTCCTTCAAAAACTCAACAGCGTCCATCTTTTGCCTCCATTCTATCGATCACTTTTCGAATCACATCGCCGCCGTAAGCGTCTTTTGTCAACTCCAAAAACTCCGTCAGCGTCATCATGCCGTGCTCGAGGTCTACACCGTGGTCTTGGGCAAACTGTTTTCTGCCCATGTCACACGAACCGGTCAAGCGGTGATGCCAGTCGTAAAAGTACTGCGTCGGATACGTTCTTCCCTCGTCTGTCTCGCGCAGGAACGCATCAATGCGCTCATCTTCCGGCATATCCTCGAAAAGCTTGTCTCGCAACGCCTCCATTGCTTCTCGCAGCGTTTCGCCGTGCGCAAAAAAACCGTCCTGCTTGACGATGTAGCACGGTGTAAGCGTCAAATCACCGTTCAAGATTGCCCCGTGCGCAGTGTTGCCGCGCACGGAACGAATCAGCGTATTGACACCGTCAATTCGATAAACCGTTTTCCGGTTGAAACTCTTAATTCCGGAGCCGTAGCCGGAGCCGTCGCCGGAGCCGTCGCCGGAGCCGTAGCCGTAGCCGGAGCCGGAGCCGTCGCCGGAGCCGTCGCCGTAGCCGGAGCCGGAGCCGTCGCCGTAGCCGTCGCCGTCGCCGGAGCCGTAGCCGTAGC